GTAACGGTTACTGTGAAAGTAATTCGTAGGGGACACCGCCAGTAACCTCTGCGGCATTCTCTAGGTTTTGTTCAGTCGCCATGACCCATAGCGTCTGCACAATCTCTGCATCACTACTGGTTGTCATGCCAGACTGGATACGTTTAATTAAAGCTTTGATGTCAACTTGCATGGCGTGTTTCATCCTTCATCCATTCCATGTGAAGCTCTGTTGCTTCCTTCTTGTCCAAATCGAAATTATGCTGGATATGCGGTCTTGCACCCATCATGTTGATTTGTCCGCTATCGCGGAGCGCATCAAGGTATAGGAAGACATCTTCCTTATCTATTTCTTGAGTTACTTTGGTCATGGTTACTCCTCTTCCAATCCAAAAAATTCATCTTGGCACTTCTGACAAAGGCCGCTGATGGTGTATTCCTTACGCGACAAGGCATCGCGGAAGTTATTCGCCTCACCACCGCACGAAACGCATTTATTCCGTGCGATGGTATTTTCCCTGCTCCTGCCCATGAAGTTGGACAGAAACACCTCAATGTCTTTTGGTTTTGTGGAGGCCTCAGACATTGATGGTCACCCCAGAACCGTTACTTTGTAACGATTTTGGCACACGCCCATTGCCTTCCTTCTTGACCTCAACAATGATGTCAGTGTCTGAGTCGTGCTTGTAGCAACGCAGGCACTCAATGCACTTCTGACCCGTGCAGTTTTGCGGCGTTGGGTCATGCTCAACATTGTTAAACACCTTGTCGAACAGTCGAGGTACGGACTGCACCACCTTGTCAACTTGCGGATTGCTCCAAACAAGAATGAGGTTTGACGGCTTCGTATGATAGTCCTCGTCCAGCACCTGCCAGACGAAGTCCTTGCGTTTAGTCCAAAGCGCAAAGGTGCAATGCGGATTGTCACGGGCAATGTTCACAAAATTGATAAAGTGAGTATGATTTATCAATTCACCATGCGCGTGAAACCGACAAAATGCCGCCGTAACGCGAGGCAATTCATGCCTATGCAAGACGCGGGAAGACAGCACATCGCTGTTATGTTGGAACGATGGCTGGCAGTTTTTGCGGAAAGTGTCGAGCATGTAGTGCGAATAACAGTCCCCACAGATTGTGTCGGTTTCCTTTTGCTTAATGCAAAACTCATTGGTAACCGTGTTGGTATTGATTGCGTGTATTCCCTCAAGCTTTCCAGACATTCGCGTGGAAACCTTGGGCATGTTAGGAAGCGCGGCACTCATGACCGCGCCCCCCTGATTAGTACGAAAAGCTGAACCAGCATACCCACGCAAAGCAGGTAATGCAGGCCAAGAAACCAAGCAGGCATGAAGTCCAGATGAATTGACCCCCACAGAGTGAGGCCAAATATCCAGCCAGTGCATACTGCCCAGAACGGGATAAAGAATAGATAAAACATTTTATCAGTACCCCAGTGCATAGGTGACAACCAGTGCCACCCATCCCATTGCGAAGATGAGAGCAAGCGTCACAAATTCGCCAATAAAGGTTAATAAGTTTCTCATGGAAACCTCCGTTAGTTACAGTGTGGTAATTGTTGGAATCGTTACAGTGTAACGGTTTCGCTTGGGTTAATAGGCAAACTCTTACCTATGTGTATATGTTACACCGACCCACCCCCACAGTCAATGATTCTACCGCCAGTGGACGGAAGTCTGATGCACGGATATAGAATGAATGATAGTGCCGTTGCACGGCAGGCAAAAAAAATCCCCCGCAGATTTCTCTGCGAGGGACTTAGGGAATTAGGCGGCGGCTTTGGTTTTTGTCTTGGCCTTGCGCTTGGTTGTCGCTTTGACCGTGGCCTTTGATTTTTCAGTTTCAGCGGCGGCGGCGGCTTGTTCTGCTTCCTTTACCTTTTGTGCGGCGGCGGCGGCACGACTGGCAAGCTGGCCGATAGCAACGGCGGCGGCATCCAATGCCTTAACCGCTTCGCTTTCCGTCACGCCCACGCCGATATGCTTGTGCAAAAGGGCAATTTCAGATTGCAGGTTTTCCCGTGCCGTTTGAAGCTTGGTTTTTGGCGTGGCCTTTTTCCGCGCGGCCTTGGCATTGTCCAGCGCGGCGCGGGCTTGCGTCATGCTGGTGTATTCGTGCGCGGCCTTAGTAACATGCTTTTTCTCGACCGAATTTGCTGGCAATCCTGCGACCTTTTCAATCTGCCCCAAATAACTGAAATAAGCTTTCAAGGCTGGGCTTGCTTCCTTCATGCTTCCCGCTGGTTGCTTGTGCGTTTCCGCCTTGCCGTCAACGGTTGACTTGTAGGTAAACCCAAGGCGGCTTGCCAAGGCGTTATAAAATTCGTCAACCGATATCGGGCTTTCTCCATACATTGCCCCAAAAGCTTTAAGCAATTCGTCGCCTTTGCTTTTGATTGTCGCATTGCCTTGCTTTTCAGCGGTAAGCAATGCGTCGGCAATGTTGACTGCTTCAAGCAGGGCGGCGGTGTCTTGTGTGTTTTTAATGGTCATGGTCTTAATCTCCGTTTTCGTTACAGGTTTGCAGGCACGAATTGCCTACCTGTTTTTTATACCAAATTGCATAGGTAATGACAAGTCTTATGCGCGCCTTAAAAAAATAGATATATGAAGCATGGGCATGGATGAAAACCGTTACAGTGTAACGATAGCCAAAACCGTTACAGTGTAACGATTCTGGCAGGCCGTGCGATTTCAAGTCTGACGCAAGGCAAGCCTGCCGTGGCCTATCGGTAACTCGTGGCATAACTAGTGGCACACACCCCCCAAAAATACACAGGCCAGCGCATGGGCGGCAAGGGGGGAGCGGACGCTCATGCGCTCACATGTACCCTTTCAGATTTTTTCACCAAAATACTTTTGCACTACTGCAAGTACCTCAGTCCCCACACAAGTAAAAGGAACAGTGCCGCAGTGTTCACAACAATCAAAGCCCTGTCTTTCCACATAAAGGCAACTATAAGCCACATCAGTGTACCTACAGAACTCAGAGCGATATCTAACAGGACAGAGAACCCAGAGGCTCTTAGAGACAAAGCAATAAGGATGAGGATGGATGCTACCCACTTGATGTACCAGTCTATAGTACCCGTAGGAGTTACTTTAGTAGTCATTAGTAACCTATAGATATCTTCTTCAACTATACCCCCCTCTATTCCTATAATGTCCTATAAGGTGTCTATAGAGAGAACCATTGTGTTGAGTTGTCGTGTATGTCGTCCTTTTTCAGGAGTGTGTTGGTTCTGAACTTCTCCAGTTCTCTGTCGAATAACTCGTCCCGTCTTGCTTTCATCTCCGTGTCGGCTGTCGATGCCATTTGTTCGACCCAGTAGCCTACAGCCATCGCAAGGGCATCTAGGCGGTCATCGTGAGCCAATGCACCCCTCTCGCGTGTACAGCGGGTCATCTGGTACGCCAGCGTGTACTTAGGGGCTTTCTCGCCGCTGTAGTGCTGTACAGAGTTCCAGTCGTTCTCAATAACCTTGGGGTCAATGATAAGACGATGCTGGTTCATTACAGGCTCTAGCGTATCAATGATGCGTAGTTCCTTCTGTTTGCTGTGGCGCACTTCGCTTGTACTTACAGGGTATATCGTGGTAAGATGAGGCTTAAAGAGTTCGGTAAACATCCCGTCACCGAAGTTGCTCTCAATGATTACCTCGTTCACTTTGTTTCGCTTGGCGATGTGCGCTAGACGGTCAAGGGTTTCCTTTGAGTAACCTCCAGTCACGCCACCAGCGTCAGAGACATACAGGTTGCCGTTGAGCATCTTTACGACTGCGTAGGCTGTTTCGTCAGCACCGCGACCTGACGGGTCAATAGACATAACTGACCCAGAGTACTCCAGCCACTCCCCGATGTTCTCTAGAGGGCTGTAGTAGCGGTCACCAGCCAGACCAAGGTTTGGTAGGTCTTTGAGTTCCCGTGCGGGGTCACGACCCCATACGACTTTCTCAGGGGCTTTGTCGTTATCCAACGGGCTAATAATCAGGTCGTTGAGTTTGAGAGGATACTTGTCGGCATCAGACAGGCTGGTGTCGAGCATAAACTGGAGAGAGAAGCCAGAACGACCATAGGACAACTCACGTTCCATTAGGTCATCTTCAGTAAACCTCGTAGGGTCTACAGGGAGGCCCGTACAGGCCTCTCCGTGCTTGTCTAGGTGGTCACCTACCAGAGGAGCTAAACGCCCCTCGTAGCGGCCTCTGAGGTCTTCTGAGGGGTATCTGGCAGGCCATATACGAACTTGGTATCCACGGTTGGGAAGTTCCTCATATAGGGACATCTCAGTCTGGGGTGTACCAAGGTAGATGATGCGTCCATCAGGTTTGAGGACAGCGTCAAATTCCTTTACGGATTCCGACAGCTTGTCGCGCATAGATTGTGTGGCTGAGTTGTTAGGAATCTCTACGTCATCAGCTACGATGATGTCGGCGCGAGAGCCAGCGAGTTGACCCGTGATACCCACGGACTTGACGCTAGGGCTGTGCGAAGCTTGCGCTGGGCCAACATCAAAGCTGATTTTAGACATCCGCTGGTCTTCGCGGGGCTTCAGGTGTTGCAGTATCGGCATCTCGTTGATGAGCCGTTGCGTAAAGATACTGAAGTCATCTGACCGTGTCTTACTAGCGGATACCACCAGTATCTTCAGTTCTGGATTTGTCAGAAGCTGGTGAACGACAAACGCACTCGTGATGTAGGATTTGCCTACGCCACGAAAGGCTTCGATAACCAGACGGCGTGGGCCGTTCTGGAGATACTCTGCCATGTCATATTGGACGGGTGTCGGGTTAGGTAGGTTTAGATGTTTCCAAGCTAGGAACAGGAAGTTCCGAAAGTCAGTTAGTTTGGATGAGGTCGTCTTCGTCAAAAGGCATCTCTTCTAGGAGTTGGACTAGGGTACTGTTGTTTGTCGGGATAGCTTCGATACCGTTGTCCTTGAGGAACTTTGCGGCGACACTCAGGTCTGCGGCTTTCGCTTCGCCAGACTTGATTTTAAACAGCAGGTCACTTGCGACTGCCTCGTGTAGCTCGTTGAGTATTTCAGATACTTTCTTATCAGCCATAGCTTCTAGGTTTCCTTGCTCTGTTAGCACTTCTGGGTTTGACGGAGAGGTTTGCAGGGTCGTTGTTTCTTGCGTTGAAATCACGATGGTCAACGTCCTTGTTGTCGCCCTTGGCTACTCGTCCTTGTTTTACCATATATCGTCTAGCCGCGTTGCGCCCTGCCCTGCGTTTCTTCTGTTCTGGACGGGCGTGAAACTGACGATACTCTGATTTGTAATCTCTGTTTGACATAATCGTTACCTTGTAACGGTTTTATTTGCGGAGCTTGGAGACACTACGAACACCAAAAGCCGCACCCACGGCGGCAAGCCATGCCGCGATGTACCACTCAGGAACGCTCTCATCTAACGCAATAAATCCTGCTTTGACCCTTACGGCCCATTCGTCACCAAGAAAGACCAAGACCATCGGCACAGCCAAGAGAACCCCGTAGAACTCATCAAGCCACCCGTTGTTGGCGTTGGATGCCCATTGGTTCTCCCAGTTGACTTCGCCAGCCGCTACTTTCTTGGCAATCTCGCCTTTAGCTTTCTGCTCGTCTGCTTTGCGTTCCATGTAGCTTCCTGCCACATTGCCAACCAGACCAATCGCGTTTGATAAAAGGCTCATCATGTTTTTATTCTTTCTATTAGTTTCTTGATTGTTTCGGTTTCGTAAATACGAATACAGACCCAGAGCAGTGAAGCGAGGGCTGTAATAGAAGGTAGTATTTCCACAAAAGCTCCTGCGGTCACGCCTAGTGCGCTTAAATCTATTATTGTTTTGTCATCTGGGTACACTTGATTGCTCCAATCAGAGAAGAAACAAAGCCATAAGAACTGTGATAAGCAGGACGCACCCGCCAACCACACTTCCAACTATTGTTGCGGCTTCTACAAACTCTTCCTTTTTCTTTCTCGCTAACGCCTTTTGCTGACGTATTTGCTCTTTTTCTTCAGAAATTCGTTTGGCTCGTTCATTTACAATCTGTCTCCATGTGCCGTATCCGAAACGATTGTCGATTAGTATTGACATTTCTTCGAGTTTTTCCTGTGCCAATTTCGCGTCTATAACTGAGTGGGCGGCATCTTTAGTTTGCCCAATAAGCGACTTACCGCCGTATCTTTCTTTTTGAACCTGTTTCTCTCCCGCAAACAGACCGTCCAGTGCGCCAGCGATTTGGCCTATGTCATTCACCGTATTGATGTTTGATTTGATGAACTCCACACTTTTTTGCACAAGCGCAATACCTGCAAGAGTGGATGAGATTGGTTCAACCATTTGCCTTTTTTCCTTGTTTCGTAAATGCGTTTTTCCAACTCAACTGTCTCCCAAAAACGCTTATCAATATCAGTAAGGTCTAGTACCTGTGACGGACGTATGCTTTTACGCACTCTATCGCTCCACTCGTATCATCATGGACAATTCCAAAGCACCACGGCTGGTCTGTAACGCTGTCAGGCAGAGGAAAGGGTTTACCAATATCGGCGCACCATTCACGCATATAGTTGTTGGTGCTGATGACGTAAGTATCGACCCACTGGCTAACCGACCCATCAGTATTGTGTATTCGCGCATAGAACGCTGTGCGGTTTGGCGGTAGTTGGGCTGGTGGGTTTGTAAGGTGTGTGCCGTGGTTTTGACTAAACACAAACTTGGCCTGTTTGGTGCCAGCGGTCAGGTCGTGTTTAATGCCATGCCATTGGAGCAAATCCTCTCCGTAGGTGTCCAAAGTACATCCATAGGCGGCAAGGGTTTCTGCGTTGGGTGTCGAGAAGTCATAGAAGCTAATGCAGTTGTCAGGATATGGTGGTCTGTAGTTTCCATATTCGCCTATGACGTTTTGCGAGTTTGAGGTCAACCCTTCGACAGTGTATTCGGGAAAAGCGGCAACCAGTCTATTAATTTGCGTTAGAGCTTCGCTTCTGTCGCACGAATAATCTACGCGCTTGATTTCGCCAGCCATATACACATCATCCCGAAAGTTTTCGGTAAAGTCTGGTTCGAGGTTTTCGGTGTAAATTCGCTCGGCTTTAATATCCTCGAAAAACTCTTTCAATAGTGTCTGAATTTCTGCTTCGGTTGTAGCAGAACCCTGTTGCACTTCGGCATAGCCAACCTCTGTGTCTGTTGTGCATATGCGCGTCAGGCCATCTTCGGTTATCGTCGTGTATTGATACATCATGAACCTAAGTAATCGTTAGAGTAAAACTTGTTGTGTTGTTGCTGTTCGGGAATATGTTTGACTGACCCGTCCAAATCCAGCCAGCCGTCGAGCGAACTGTACCCCCAGAAAATAGCGTTGTTGACCCTGAAAATCCGGCGGCAGAACGGCTTAAAGTGCGAGATGCACCGCCACTTATTGTTAAAGTTGACCAGCCTGAGTTTGCAGGAAAACCAGAATACGTTGCGGAAGTCGCCGCAAAATCAGCCATCGATAAACCGAGTGTATTATTGTTTCCCCAAACTAATGAACACCATCGTGTGTTTCGCCCATTGACAGTTACAATCGGGTGGTTGGATACATAAGCGTTTATAAGTGTGGGGTTCGTGTCTGTGGCGTGCATACCATAAACCGCGCCAACATACTGAGTTGCCGCAACATAACTGGAGTTACCAATCGCGATTGTTTGGGTTGCCACCGCCGAATTGGTTCCGTAAAAATCGCCAATATCAATAGCACCGCTTGACGGGATAGTACCGTAATTGGTGCGTCCAGATGGCAGTGACCCAAGATAATACTCACTCAGTGAAATCGGTGACGAGCCGCCCCATTCTGACTGAATTTGAGATAAAGATATTGCACCGCTACTTTGCAGAGCCATTTTTCAACTCCTCCAATTCAACGCGCATTTCTTTGATTTGCGTTTGTTGCTCTTTAATTGCCTCAATTAAAATCGGCACGAGCTTGTCATAGGCCACAGTTTTATAAGGGTCGCCATCAGGGGATGTGTGTGCGCTACCATGAACTGCCTCTGGAGCCACGGCCTCGACCTCATGTGCCAAAACCCCAAAATCGTAGGTATTTGGTCTGCCTACAATTTCAGGCATGTCCTTCCACTTAAATCGGACACCATTAAGTTTTTGCACCTTCTCAAGGCTGTTTGTCAGGGGTGAGACTTCCTCTTTCAGACGCTCATCGGAGTATGCTGTCACATTACCCGCCGCGACCATATCTCCGGTAGGCATGTGGACATACCATCTCCATGACGTTGCCGACCAACCGCCAACGCCGAGATACGCATCGGCGCGTAGGTGGA